TTGTTTGTGTTCAACCCACTAAACACGCCACCGCTACCGACAAACACGACGCAGCCATCGCCACTATGGCCATGGCCAACTAGACAATTTACACCTAGATTTTTAACTTTAACCAAACCTTTTTTTCACACTTCTGTTTTTTTACGCACTTCTCTATTTTACGTAATATATTAAAATATTTAGAAAATAATTGCTTATATTACATGCTTATTTCGGAAAACACACCTACCGTATGTTTAAACATGATTGTCAAAAATGAACGCAAAATTATTACACGTTTGTTGGAATCTGTTTTGCACATTATTGATTCATATTGTATTTGCGATACAGGTTCTACCGATGATACTATAAACATAATCACAGATTTTTTTAAGCAACATAATGTACCAGGAAAAATAATACACGAACCGTTTCGAAATTTCGCCTATAATAGAAACTATGCGCTTGAAAAATGTCAGGGAATGTCAGACTACATTTTATTATTAGACGCTGATATGATACTCGAAACCATTAATTTTAATAAATACGTATTATGGGAATCAGATTATTATACTATTTTGCAAGGCAACGATAATTTTTACTACCAAAACACCCGAATTATTAAAAATAATGGTCTTTGTAAGTATATTGGAGTCACTCATGAATACGTATCTGTTCCGAATGCATTAAAATCATTAGACAAAACAATTTTTATAAGAGATGTCGGAGACGGGGGTGCGAAGTCAGATAAATTCGAGAGAGATATTTTGTTGTTAACAGACGGCATTAAAAAAGAACCTGAAAATCGAGATAGATACTTGTTTTACCTGGGAAACAGTTATTACGATAATGGAGAATACGAAAAAGCTATTGAAATTTATTTACAAAAAATATCATTAAACGGATGGAATCAAGAAGTATGGTACTCTTATTACAGGATTGGTATGGCTTATAAAAATTTGAATGATATAAATAAGGCTATTTATTATTGGTTAGAAGGGTTTGAATATTTCCCGAATCGCGTTGAAAATTTATACGAAATTATACAACACTACCGAACCATAAGCAAACATAATTTAGCGAATGTTTATTATCAAATAGCTATAAAAATTGTGAACGATAAAAGTATTGTAAAAGACAAGCATTTATTTTTACATAATGATATTTATACCTATAAATTATACTACGAGTATTCCATTTTTGCTTTTTACTTGAGTTTTCGTAATATTAATAATGAGTGTATTGCTGTTTTAAATCATTCCAAAGAAGAAAATATCAATCGCACATTAATAAAAAATATGAAATATTATAAATACAAATTAGAAGCATATAAAACCCTATGTTACTCTGATACATTCGAAACACAAAATAAAAAATTAGTATCCTCTTCCAGTTGTCTCATTCCAAATCCAAACGCTGAAGGATATCTCATGAATGTAAGATATGTAAATTATCGTATAAATCCGAACGGGTCTTACTCCAATTGTGAAAAAATTATTACTCAAAATAAACGGTTAAAATTGGACAATTCGCTTAAAATTATTTCAAGTGAAATGTTTGATTTGTCTCTCGAAGAGAGAAAATATATAGGGATTGAAGACATTAAAATATTTTATGATAACGCAACAAAAAGCACATTTTTTATTGGTACTGGATTTCATAAAAACAATCAGATTGGAATTTCTATCGGAAACTACGACAATCTTTTACCTAAAGAAATAAATTGTTCCTTTCATCATTCAACTTGTGAAAAAAATTGGGTATATTTTGATTATAAAGATTCTACGCATATCGTTTACAAATGGTTTCCATTAGAAATATGCGCAATACATGATACCGAAATTCAGTTAGTTGAATCGAAACAAATGCCTTTCATATTCTCTCATACAAGAGGTTCTACATGCGGTTTTAAATATTTAAATGAAACATGGTTTATCGTTCACATGGTTTCTCATGAAAATCCGCGTCATTATTATCATATAATAGCCGTTTTTGATGCCAACATGAATTTATCGCGGTATTCAGCCCCTTTTGTTTTTGAAGGAGAGCCTATTGAATATTGTTTAAGTATTTTAGTTGAATCAGAGAGAGTGTTGATAAATTATAGTACATGGGATAGAACGACGCAAATAGGTGTGTATGACAAAGCATATATTAATTCTATTTTGCAATACTAATCTCCTAACAAATATTCAAAATGATATATTTTTTGAATAAATTCCAGAATATCTTTATCGATTGATATGACTGGACTCCATTTTTCATTATGAGTATTATGATTATTTACTATGTATGCATAATACTCATTCAAATTTATTATACTGTTGATATTATCCTCTACTTTATCTAAAACCCAAACAGGTTTCATAAATGGATATTCGTATCCAAATATTATTTTTATGTGAATCTTTATAATACCTTCATTATAAGATGCAATCAAACGACATACATCAGTAGGCAGCTCTAAAATATTATAGAACTTGCATTTTTTTTTAACAATCATTTTTAACTCAATTTCTTCTTCTGTTCTTGAAACCAGAATATTGAATTTATAATTGTTATTTGCAATTCCCAAATATTTTTCAAGCGAAACATCCTGAAATTTATTCATGAATTCGGTCACTCTTCTCTCGGTGAAAACGTGTATCATTCTATTCTATTTTATTATTTGATTCTACATTTTGTATTCAATTTTATTTATTATTTGTATTTGCGTTATTAAGCTTTCTAGTTATACAATTCAAATTTTGACTTCTATCATTCGGAATGTCAATTTTATTCCCCATCGGCCCTACCGCAGTCTTCTTATTTACACACGACAGTTTTCTGTAAATGAAATAGTCTTCAAAGGTTCTAAAATATGTGTATGGCATATATATTTGTTATACAAAATATTTATACATAATTATTCAATTACGATTGTGCGTGCTATCTAGCGCGGATTTATAACTATACGCATTTACGATTGCCAACAACCGTTCTTTATCTATCTTTTCATAATCAAATAAATATTTGTTGCACCAATCGGTATTTTTATTCGTTGGAGAAACAAATAATTTTTTAACACTTCCTAAAAACCCTTTTTGAATTAAAGCATGTTCGGGTATCACATAAAACAGTCCGTTTTTACAATTTAACCAATACAAGTCGTTGTCGCCCTTTTCATAACATCCGTCTTTACATTTACCATTTTCTCTACCAATATTTTTTGTTAAATTAAACATGTACGAATTCTTATTGTTATGAATAATTGTTCCTACCTTTTCTTGAACCTTTTTATTATTTATCATAAAATCATAGACTAACCCTTCTATATCATGATTTATAAATGAAATAAAATCTATTTTGGTTTCTCTCTTTTTACGAAACTCTTGTTCTTGTTTGTGTGTATCACTTGTAGGTGTATTTAGTATATCAAATGCAGTTGTTTTATTTGAGTTATAATAATTTTCTATTTTATTTTGTATGTTATCATTATTTACCTCATAAATGTTATATTTAGATTTTTTAGCAACACCAATCGTTTTCATTCCATTTACTACATCGTAAGGAATTAACCACATTTTTTTATCTTCTTCACAAACACATAATATTAAACAATTTTCATAACTACTACTATTTAATCTAAAATAGTATTGGTCTCTAGCCGTTTTTTTATTTGTCGTTTTTACTTGGATTCCTAACCACTTATCTTCTATACAATTTTTAGGTTTGAGAATGATATCCGATTTACATCCATCAAACGCTTTTTTTGCAGTAAATATATTTTTTATTATTTCCATAACATAAATTATACATTTGTATTCTTGTTCCAAAGAACCGTTTTTGTCACAACTTCTTAGCTCTTTCAAAATTAATCCTGTGTTTTTATTCACACATGATGGACAACAAATACCTTGGTTCAACGATGTAAAATTTTTAAAACTAACTTTGTTTTCATGTCCACATGATGCATTATATTTAATTTTACAGGAATTATTTTTGTATGTTTCATCAAATTCTTCTTTTTTCATCGTTACAATACATTTTTTATCTAAAAAACATTTCACAACATCATCGTATGTAGAGACATTAAATGCACAATTTTTACATTTTACACCAGCACCTTTCAAGAAACATTTGAATACAATTGTATTAGCATGCCCGCAAGATGCAGTATAATTAAGTGCATGTTTGTTATTTGTATATGTATTATCTAATAAAACACATCCGTTTTCCGTAAATTTATTTTTTACTTGTTCAAATGTAAGTTTGGTGGGCATAGATACTATATTACGATTAGTTATCTTTAAGTTGTTTTAGAAATAATTGTATTAAACGTACAATTATTTATTTTCATTTTTATTTTGTTAGCATATATGCTGCTAAAATTATGAGGGGAGCGGCGCGAGACAGAGGCGTATCTGTCCTAAACTTGCGACATCATATTTCACTACAAGCGGCAGGTCGTTTTCCAAATAAACTTCAATCTGAGGGCAAAGATTGGTGCATTTTATAAAGTAGCCGAGATTCTTTAGAGAGAAAACTCCTTGAACGATTTTGCTAGAGTCTTGTTTCATTTTGAATTCCATACCACCGTCGGATTCAGCCCGATGAATTTCAGCAGAGGCAAATTGTCCAGAACATTTAAATATGAGTTCATTTCCAACAGACTTGATTTCCAATTTTTCGGAAATACCTGAAAGGTCGCGAATAATTTTCTGGAAATCGCTAGAGGGTAAATTAATGATGGAAGAAAATTTCACATCGGGATACTCCAACTCTTCTAAATCTGGCTCAATAAGGCGCAATTTTTGAGTTTTACATTGCTTAATGTTTCCGTTCTCAAATTTCAAAGATAGATGAGAAATAATTCCATCCACATAATCGGAATTTTCAATATAAATAGTCAAAGTATCATCATTATCAATCGTGTTGATGAGCTTGAACAAATGAAACATGTTAACTCCAATAATAAATTTATCTTTCTTACATTCATAAAATTCAAAATTTTCAGCTCCTAAAAACAAATGTGCTAAAATAGTATGGGATTTATCCATGTTAATAATTCGTATCCCATCTTTTTGAAACGTAATATTTGTTTCTAACAAAATATCCTTTAAGGCCGTCATTAAAGTACGAAATGGATTAATTTGAACTGTTTTAATAGTTAACACATTATCCGGATTTGTTTCGAATGTATTTTTATTGTTGGTCGAGAATTGATTCATTATATTATTGATTTTCGTAGAAATCTTTAAATACTTATGCATAAAAATAATAATTTAAACGCGCAAATAATATCAATAAAATCATATTTTTAACCGGCGTTTCCTGCAACAAATTGAAGATTTACACCGCTAGTATGACCACCATTATGCGCGCTGTCATATTTTGCAGGACTTAATGCTAAATGTCCACCGCGTTGTTTTCTTTTACTCCCCCCTCTTCTACCGTAGACACCATTACCGTATGCGGTGTTTAAATAAGCTCCTCTGCCTCCTCTTTTTCCAGAACTACTGCTGCTTGGCTTAGATGATGACGAGGATGACGAGGATGACGAGCTAGGCATCATTTTGGACATCATTTTAGGAGGCATTTTCATCGTAGATGAGTTTGACGAGTTTGATGAATTTCCAGAAATTGCGTTCTTAATGTGACTAATTAGCCCTCCAGAGCTAGAGCCAGAGCTAGAGCTAGAGCCAGAGCTAGAACCACCACTTGATTTTCTAGAAGATAGTTTTACAAACCCAAATTTGCCTTTCTTAGTTCCGTAACCAGCTTTTACTAAACGATTCTCTTTTTTAGCGGTGTTATGTTTACTTTTTGACACAATACGCCCTGATTTGTTTTGCATCAAATCAGACTTCTTTAACTCTCCGCTAGTTTTGTAAGCAGTTTCGTGCCAAACTTGAGCTCTAGACCCAATCAACATATCATATGTTTTCCCTTGCACAACGTATTTTCCGTTTGCATTTCTTGTAAAGCGAGTCATTATAAAATTATAGGAGAAAATATTATTTTTATTATCTCTCTCTAATTTTATTTAATTACAGGTTTTGAATATTCAAAAAGTATTACGAATAGGAATTCCTCCTCCACCTAATTGTCCTTCTGTGCGCCCTAAATAATTGTAAACCGATGGTTTTCCTAAATAAAAATTTCCAAAATGTATTTTACCGCCTAAACTAGTATTTATTTTTTGAGAAATCCGTTGGTTGTATGATAAAAGCGATGCATTTGAATTGAATGCGTTTACGTATTTTTTAGGTTCGATGCATTTACACAGCTTTCCTTCAGTTCTAATTAAATTAAATAAGAAGGCTTTTCTTGCGGATTTTGATTCTGAATGTTGCATACATTACATTTATAAAAAAAGTGAAATGTTATTAGAGAACATAGTTAAAAACAATATAGTATTCCTTATAATGAACACAACCGAAGTTGCGCTTTCTAATAAATACCAGCAAAAGACAGATAAACAGCATATCTTGGATAATCCAGATACGTATATCGGATCTATCGAAGAAGTAGAAACTGATTTATGGATTTTAAATCCACAGGATGATAAAATTATTGAGAAAAATGTCAAATATATTCCTGGATTGTTTAAGCTCTTTGATGAAGGTATTGTCAATTGCCGAGACCATGTTGTACGTATGCAACAAGCGGTGCAAAACAAAATAGAGAATGCATTACCGGTAACTTATATTGATGTTTCGATTCATTCGGATGGCACAATTGTCATGATAAATGATGGGAACGGTATTGATGTTGCGCAACATCCTGATAATAAATTATGGATTCCTGAGATGATTTTTGGTCATTTAAGAACATCAACCAATTATGACAAAACGGAAAAGAAAATCGTTGGAGGTAAAAACGGATTTGGATTCAAACTGGTGCTTATTTGGTCTACACATGGTTCTATAGAAACAGTCGACCATGTAAGGGGTCTTAAATACAAACAAGAATTCAAAGATAATCTGGACGTTATTTGTCCTCCTGTCATCACTAAATGCAAGCTGAAACCCTACACGATAATCACATTTAAACCGGATTACAAACGTCTCGGCATTCCAGGATTATCCCCAGATACTATTGCATTATTGAAAAAGAGGGTGTATGACGTGGCGGCGATTACAGATAAGACATTAAAGGTGAAATACAATTCTGAACTTGTTCCGATAAAAAATTTCCAACAGTACGTGGATTTGTATATTGGCGATAAAAGCGTTTCGCCTCGTGTCTACGAAGAAAACGGTGAACGATGGGAATATGTAGTTGCGTTAACTCCTTTACACGAATTTTCCCAAATCTCCTTTGTAAACGGTATCTATACATCCAAAGGAGGAAAGCATGTGGAATACATATTAAATCAAATAACGAGAAAATTGATTGAATATATTGAAAAGAAGAAGAAAACAAAGGTGAATGCAAACAATATTAAAGAACAATTGATTTTATTTTTAAGATGTGATATTGAAAATCCAGCTTTTGATAGTCAAACAAAAGATTATATGAATACCCCTTTTGCAAAATTCGGTTCCAAGTGCGAAGTCAGCGAAAAGTTTATTGAAAAAATTGCAAAAATGGGTGTTATGGATGCGGCATGTGCTCTGAATGATGTAAAAGAAAACAAAGCTGCAAAAAAAACCGACGGAACCAAAAGCAAAAGTATTCGTGGAATTCCAAAATTAACCGATGCTAATTGGGCTGGAACCGATAAATCAAAAGACTGTATGATTATCTTTTGTGAAGGTGATTCGGCTAAAGCGGGTATTATTTCCGGGTTAACATCTGAAGACCGAAACGTGATTGGTGTTTATCCGATGAAAGGGAAAATTTTGAATGTGCGTGGAGAAAATATTAAAAAAATTTCTGAAAACAAAGAGATTTCAGAAA